GCGTCACGACCGGATCAGTATCTTCTTGCGCGACACCCTGAGCACTGATACCCGACACGACCACATTGGTCAGGATCTCACCAGGAACTACGAAATAAGTATAGTCGACCCCCCGTTGCCGGGAATCCGTGGGTTCCTGCTTGTAGCGATTGATGATCAAGTTCGCTGCTCCTTCCAAAAACGGCTCTCGAGTCGGCATGTACACGAACTCGACGAGATTCAACTGGCCGCCAAAATAAGCCCCACCGATCCCTTCGTCAAACAGACATACAGGGGTCACCCCAAAAGAGGTTCCGCATGCGATGGTCGGAAACGGACTAGTGGGCGGCGTGAAGTTTGACGTGTAGCGTTGAATGCCCGCGCTCACGCGCACTTCGTCGATATAATAGTTCGAGACGTTGTTGTTGTTTCCATCGCCAATTGTTACAGCGGTCACAGTGGGTGACCAAGGCAGCAGTGGCCTCAACCCCGTCTGTACGCCAAACGTGACCGCACTGCCGTCGATGTAGACGTTGAACGAACTCGATCCATCGAAAACAAACGCGAAATGGTGCCACACATTAGGTGCGGCAGTCGTCGTACCTGAACTTGAAAACGCATATTCACTTTCAACGGGATTGAGCGTCAGCGTGACGATGATGTCGATGGTGGTGCCACCTAAAGGAACGACCTCAATCCCAATTCCGGGTATCGACGCGCCTGAAATGAACGGCACGGTGTCGAAAAGCTGCAGCCCAATACCTGACGTGCTGGTGTACTGAAACCATCCTTCGACAGTCCACGGCCCGCACAAAGACAAGTCAATCGACGACGAATAGGGAACCGTCAGGCAATTGCCATAGTTGCTCGAACTACTGGAAAACCCCGTGAGCAAAGAGCCACTGCCAAATCTCGCCTGCGAGTCCGTGATCGCCGCGGCATTTTGTGCGGTCGCATTGTTAGAATACCCAGACAAGTCCGGGAACGACGTCGATCCATCTGCGCCATCCATGTTGAGGAGCAGGACGACATCGCCGAAATTTGAATCACAAGCGGGCATTAGAGTCGAAACCAGCCACCGTAGTTCAAGTTCTGATAGACGTAGTAGTTCAAGCCGTCAAGAACCTGCGGCAGGCCCGGAAGGTCCGGGGTGTCGAAGTACACCAACAAAAGCGACGTGCTGGCCGTACCAGTGTCCTGATAGAAAATGAGTGACGCGGCTTCACGCTCGTCGTCGATGACGCCGAACCCTGCGGAGTTACCCGTGCAATACCCATTCACCGCGGACAACCCGGTAAAGTCGGCGGTCGTTGCGATGATGTTCGCCGACGTCACATCGCTCAAATACACGTTCGAGAAGTTGGGGGTGTAGTTGCTGTCCATCAGCATGGCCTTGACGCTCAGCGCCGGCCAGTTGAGTACCCCGGTCGCGAAACCTTGGCGTGCATTCGGGTAGAGTGCGCTAAGTCCGGACATCACCAGCCCCCATTAATCCAGCTACGACCATTTCCAAAATACGGAAACCGCCAAGCAGGTGCATTGCCGAACCCCTTCTTGGCGGCCCCGGCATAAAGACCGATCAGGGTGCGGAAGCGGTTCTCGAAGTACGCCGACAACTGCAGGTTCGTGTACGGCTTCGCCGGCTGGTTGAGCACTCGGTAGAGAACTCCGGCCAGGATCGCGTCATAGAAGTTCGTAACCGCAATCTTTGGGACCTGCAACACCGAGGCTTTGGGCTTGAGCGCCACATAGACCGATAACGTCGCCGGATTGTCCGAGGTCGGGTTTGGAATCGGCGCTAGCGCCATGACGTCCGGGGTCAGCATAAAGTACCCGCTCGGGCGGTCCACCGTGCCGGTCGATTGTGCGCCGCTGGGGTAGATCGGCCGCGCCGGCAGGGGCGCCAGGGCCACGCCGTTCACGCTTGCGCCGATGACACCAACCACGTCGGTGGTCGAGTTGAACGGAGACAGCATGTACGTCTCTTGGTTGGCGACAATGTTGAGCGGCCCTAACGTCGCCCGCCAAGCCCAGGACTGCTCGAAAAACTCTCGACACGCGAGTATCAACTGACGTTTCAGAACACTCCTGTGGATGCCTGGGACGTACACAGAGACGTCTTTCAGCCACAGGTTGAGGTTGGCCTGCCCTTCGGCGCCAGAGGCCGTTACAGAGGCGTATTGAGAGACGCTCATAGGCCGTTCACCATCATTTTGAACTGCTGAAGGAACTGCGTACTGCGGCTATCCTCGGTGAACTCGTCGTCAACCGATTCGAGCATGGCGATGACCCAGTTTACCATTGGATTGTAGAACTGAATCGGCAAGGCAAAAGGATTCAGCCACGAATTGGTGATCGGCGGCTCGGTACTGTCTATGATGATCTGTGGAACGTCAAAGTCGAGAGTCGTGTCGTCCCACAGGTCATAAAAGGCATCCGGACGCAAGCGATAAAGCTCGTACAGTCCGCGATTGAAAATGTCGACCAGGGTCTGATCCTGATACCGCTGAAGGGTCGGATCCGTATTAGTGTCCTGGACAATGACCCGAGCCTCACTCAGCAGGTACTGGTAGGTCGGATTGGTCACTGTCTACTCCTATAAAAAGGCCCCTGGGCTTAAAAACCCAGGGGCTATCCTGGCATCTCCGATCAGGTGGCGAGGCCGTTCTGGCAGATCGCGCGGCCCATGGCGGCGGCCGTTACGACCTTGAAACCATAGACCTGCAACCCGCGGACCAGGTTGCTGAACGAACGCTCGGAGCGGATCGTCTCCATCTTCGTGAACTGCGCTGCGAACGTCAGCGCCGCGGGGACGCCGAAGAACACCGCGTAGTTCAAGCCCGACGTGTCGACCGTCGGCAGGAGGTTGCTGTAGTACAGCGTGAACCGGTCGATCTCACCCAAGCGGCCGTTCCGCAGGATCGACGTCATGTCGCCAGCAATCGAAGCGTTTCGCAAATCGGACTGCTTGATCAGTGACGCCATCCACGACGGGATGACCATCCAACGCCCCGACTCCGGGATGTTGGCTTCATCGAGCACCTGGCCACATTGAGTGATCAGGCTCAGCACGTAGGTGTGCGTGGTCGACGGATTGCTCGAGACGACCACCGGAGACGAAGCCGTTCCCAGGTTGATCGCCGCGGTGATCGCGCCGGCCGTTGCGCCGTAGTTCGTCGAAGCGATGTCGGTCGTGGTGGAGAGGTAGCTCAACACCGACGTGTCGACAGCGATTTTCATCTGCTCGGCGGCGTCCTGCGCCCAGATGTTCATGAGGTCGATATCCGACTGCACTTCCATCACGTCGTCGAGAGCGACGTTGAAGTACTTGCCGTTATTGATCTGCAGAACGACCAGGTTGCTGGACGGACGCTGAACGGACAAATCCTGATCGACGGCGTAGTTCGAGATCGTGATCGTCGGGCGGGTACGGATGTTGACCGTGTCGCCGAAGTTCTTGATCTCACCTTCGTACTCGGTGTTCGAAATCGCAGCCAGAACGGTAGCTGCGTAGAACTTCTCTACGAGCTTTCCGCTCCAGATTTGCGGGATGAAAATTCCCGAGTACGCGGGAGACGGGTTAGACCCGACCCACGGCGACCCTGAAATTGGATAGACAGTACTCATTGCGGTAACTCCTATTTCCAGACTCTATTACGGACGAATCCGGCCAGATTTTTGCGCCATGAAGATGTCCCGCTCGATGGCTTCCTTCTCGGCTTGACGGCCGCGGTAGACACCTTTTTGGACATCCGCGTAGAACGCTTTGATCTCTGCGCCGGAGTAAACCCGCTGTTGCCCAGACTCGTTGGGAGCGCCTGCACTGACCGGTCCACCTACTCCGGTGCCCGGTGCTGCTAGGGAGGCGAGGCTGACCTGCGGTGTTGCGGGCGGGGTTTGCCCCGTCGCAGTTGCGGTCGGCTGCTGTCCTGTAGGAGCGACTGCTGCGTTTTCTTTCATGAAGCCTGTAAAGAACGCCACGACGCGCGGAATGTCGTGTGCTCTGTACGCTGCGGCCAGCATAGCACCGCGCTGCGCCCCTGCATAGGGGTCAGTTTCGGTCAGCCATTGCTGGAACTCGGGAGAGTCGTTGATGCTCTCCCAAATGGAG